ATGAACCCGAAACAGGAGAAGCATCATGGCAACACTAAGCGCAGGACAACACACCCTTGCCGATTACTCGAAGCGCATGTCGCCCGATGGCAAGATCGACCCCATTGCCGAACTGCTTTCGCAGCAGAACGACGTGCTTGAAGACATCGTATGGAAGGAAGCCAACCAGGCCACATCCCACGTCACGACCGTTCGCACCGGCCTGCCTGCTGTCTACTGGCGCCAGTACAACGCCGGTGTGCCGTCCAGCAAGTCAACCACTGCTCAGATTACCGAGCCGTGCGCGATGCTGGAAGCGCGCAGCCACATCGACGCCAAGCTGTTGAACCTGAACGGCAACAGCGCAGGCTTCCGCCTGTCAGAAGAATCGCCATTCATTGAGGCGATGAACCAGGAAATGACTGGCAAATTCTTCAACGGCAACGTCGGCACCGACATGAAGACCTTTAGCGGTCTAGCTACCCGGTATTCGTCAACCTCTGCAGGAAACGGCGGCAACGTCATCCTGGCAGGCGGTGCCAGCACCGACAACGCCTCGATGTATCTGGTGGTGTGGGGTGAACAGACCGTGTTCGGAACCTTCCCCAAGGGTTCACGCGCTGGCCTTGCCAACCGTGACCTGGGCGAAGAATCTGTTCCGGATGGTAGTAACGGCTGGTATCAGGCCGCACGCAGCCTGTTCCAGTGGGACGGCGGCCTGGTGGTCAAGGATTGGCGCTACGTGGTTCGCATCGCCAACATCGACGCATCAGATTGGGTCGGCGTGACCGGCACCCAGGCGGCTACTGCCTCGACCAACCTGATCAAGCTGATGATGCGCGCTCTGGCCCGTATCCCCAACATCAACATGGGACGCCCTGCCTTCTACTGCAACCGGACTGTAAAAGAAGGCTTGATGATCCAGGCGCTTGAGAAGTCGCAGAACGCACTGAGCGTCACCGATGGCTTGAGCCAGTTCGGCAATACTATCCAGACCCTGAAGTTCATGGGCGTCCCGGTGCGTAGTGTTGACAAGCTCACCTATGCCGAGAGCGTTGTCAGCTAATTGATTGGGGCAGCTTTGGCTGCCCCATCACTCATTTTTTGAGAAGGGAAATATCATGATTACCGACGCATCCTTGCAAGTTTCAAACGCCCAGGCTGTTACAACTACCGCCGTATCTACTGACAAGATTAACTTCGGACTTCCTACGCGTGACATGGCGCCCGGAGAGGAACTGTATGCGCTTTTCTCGGTTGACACTACCGTAACGGCTGCTGGTTCAGCAACGGTCACATTTCAGATCTTAACGTCTGCTGCTTCTGACCTGTCCAGCCCGACCGTCATTTCGTCCACCGATGCAATCGGCAAGGCTGAACTGACGGCAGGTCGTGGCTTAATCAGCCTGCACCTTAACAAGACAATTTTGGCCGCTCAGAAACTTGGTCAACAGTATCTTGGCGTGCAGTATGTAGTGGCAAACGGCCCGCTTACGGCTGGCGCTTTCTCCTGCTTATTCGCAGACAGCGATGTAACTGACGGCAAGTATTACGCCAGTGGATTTAGCGTGCTGTAAGGGGTGAACGATGCCTGACTACATTGCACTGCAGACGACCTGGCTTTCCCATGAATGCCGCGAGGTCAAGGAGGGCGAACGCTTCACGACCGTCTTCCCTGATGTCAACGGCAAGCCGGTGAAGCTCGGGTCCAACATCGAACTGGCGAAGGGCAAGTCCAAGGCCAGCGAGACGGTTGAACCCGATGTGTCGCTCGACGAGCAGCAGGTCTGACGATCTCCCACCATAGAGCGCAATATGTGGGGGCCATTGCGCCCCCATTTTTTTGAACAAAGGGGCAAGCCGTGAGCAGCGAAATCGACATCTGTAATCTGGCGCTTGCGCACCTTGGCGACACCGCCACCGTGTCCAGCATCGACCCGCCAGAAGGTTCGGCTCAGGCTGAACACTGCGCACGCTTCTATCCCATCGCGCGCGACTCCCTGCTTGAAATGCATCCTTGGTCGTTCGCCACCAAGCGTGCACTGCTGGCGCTGACAACCTCGCCAAGTTGGAACTGGATGTTCGCCTACGCCCAGCCGAATGACGCGCTCAACCTGCTATCTGTTCTGCCAGACTTGGCATCGAGCGACGACCCGACGCAGGAATTCGATTCCGAGGTTGACGACAGTGGCAATGAGATCATCCTGACCAATCAGGAAACCGCATCGCTGATCTATTCCTGCCGCATCACCGACCCGACCAAGTTCTCGCCGCTGTTCACCGACGCGCTCGGGTGGCTGCTGGCGTCTCATCTGGCCGGGCCGATCCTCAAGGGCGATGCGGGCGCTGCGATGGCGAAGCAGTGCCTGAGCATGTTCGCGGCCATTCTGTCGAAGGCGACCGCATCGGATTCCAACCAGCGCAAGCGTCGGCCTGACCATACGCCCGCATTTATCGCGGCGCGCGGCGCCAAGCCCATCACCTCCTGGAACTTCTGATGGCGAACCTGCGCAGCCTTTCCATGTCGTTCTCGAACGGCGAAGTCTCGCCCGAAATGTTCGGTCGCATTGACGATGCCAAGGCGCATTCCAGCCTGGCGACCTGCCGCAACTTCATTGTCAAGCCACAAGGCCCAGCCGAGAACCGGCCAGGCTTCGCGTTTGTGCGCGCGGTCAAGAACTCGGCGAAGAAGGTTCGGCTGCTTCCGTTCACTTATTCCACCACGCAGACGATGATCCTAGAAATGGGCGATGGCTATGTCCGTTTCCATACGCAGGGTGCATCGCTGCTGGCCGGGACGCCTGCCGCCTACAACGGCGCCACGGCTTATGTCGTCGGCAGCCTTTGTTCAAGCGTCGGGGTCAATTACTATTGCACCGCTCCGACCACCAGCAATGCGCCGCCGAATGCCTCCTACTGGTATGCTGAACCGGCGACCGGCGAGTATGAAGTGCCGACGCCTTATGCTGAGGCTGACTTGTTCGATCTTCACTATGTCCAGTCAGCTGACGTGCTGACCCTGGTACATCCGAACTATGCACCGCGTGAGTTGCGCCGAGTGGGCGCGACCAACTGGCAACTGACGACCATCGTCTTCACCTCGCCGATTGCATCGCCGACCGGGCAGACTGCTACGCCAAACGTGGTAGACACCACTTCGTCATACAGCTACGTCATCACCGCTGTCGATGCCGACGGCTTCAGCGAGTCAACCGCATCGACTGCTGCGACCTGCACTAACAACCTGTTCACCACCGGGCGGCTCAATACCGTTTCATGGTCGGCGGTCACTGGAGCGCTGCGATACAACGTGTTCAAACTGCAGGGTGGACTGTATGGCTACATCGGCCAGACCACCGGGCTGTCGATAATTGACGACAACATCGCGCCCGATCTGTCGAAAGTGCCGCCGACTTATGAGACGGTGTTCAACACGACCGGCGCCTATCCTGCTGCCGTGTCCTATTACGAGCAGCGCCGCTGCTTTGCAGGGACGACTGCCAAGCCACAGAATATCTGGATGACAAAGAGCGGCACCGAGTCATCTATGTCGTATTCGCTGCCGACGCGGGACGACGACCGCATCGCCTTCCGGGTAGCCGCGCGTGAAGCCAATACGATCCGCCACATTGTTCCGCTGACGCAGCTTCTGCTGCTGACTAGTTCCGCCGAGTGGCGCGTGACCTCGGTCAACTCGGACGCGATCACGCCCAGCACGATCAGCGTGCGACCGCAGTCCTATGTCGGCGCGTCCAATGTCCAGCCTGCGCTGATCAACAACACCATGCTGTACGGGGCGGCGCGCGGCGGGCATGTCCGCGAGTGCGCCTACAACTGGCAGGCAAACGGCTTCGTGACCGGCGACCTGTCGCTGCGCTCGGCCCATCTGTTCGATGGCTACGATGTCACCGACATGGCTTATGCCAAGGCGCCGCAGCCGATTGTCTGGTTCGTCTCGACATCCGGCAAGATGTTGGGGCTGACCTATATCCCCGAGCAGCAGATCGGCGGCTGGCACTGGCATGACACCGACGGCGTATTCGAGTCGGTCGCGGTCGTGGCCGAAGGGAATGAGGATCGGCTTTACTGCGTCATCCAGCGCACGATAAACGGTTCATCGGTGCGCTACATCGAACGCCTTGCATCGCGTGCATTCGCCACCGCTTCCGATGCGTTCTTCGTGGATTGCGGGTTCACCTACTCCGGCGCCGCCGCGATCACGATCAGCGGATTGAGCGCGCTCGAAGGAAAGACAGTCAGCATCCTTGCTGATGGCTCGGTGCATCCGCAGCGCGTCGTCACTGGTGGCGCGATCACGCTCGACCAGGCGGCCAGCAAGGTACAAGTGGGACTTCCCATCACTGCCGACCTGCAGACCCTGCCGCTGGCGATGCAGATCGACGCCGCATTCGGCCAGGGGCGGCAGAAGAACGTCAACAAGGTATGGCTGCGCGTCTATCGCTCAAGCGGAATCTTCGTCGGCCCGGACACCGCACACCTCACCGAAGCCAAGCAGCGCACCACCGAGCCACCCGGCACGCCGCCTGCGCTCAAGAGCGACGAGATCGAACTGCTGATTACGCCGTCATGGGGCAACAGCGGCCATGTCGTGATTCGCCAGTCTGACCCGCTGCCGCTGACCGTGGTCAATCTCACGATGGAAGTCGCAATCGGCAGCTAGGGTGCGCGTATCCACTTGCCGTGCCTCTAATGTTGGCGCATTAACAGGGGGTTTCAGAT